TATGCTTTCCAATATGCCTTCCCCGGCAATCCCCTGGCAATACACAAGCAATGCCTCGCCTATGCAGCCCTGCCAGCGTAAACCATTGACGCCGTTAGTATAATCGCGTGTATGCTCGCGGGATAGATAGGGGGAGGGCAGGGCCACTGGCATGGGGTACGATATACATATACGCCACCATATGAAAATCTCCAAAATAGGTCATCAACCTCTCCACCCCAGCAAATACTTCTCATAAACCCCAAAATAACTCTTGACACAGCCCCAACAATCAGCTATACTTAAGCCCTGTACACCATCCCTGAGTGTATTTGATTAGCTAGACACGCTTACCGGCATCTCCCTCCCTCTATGCCATTTCTCTGTGTCGCTAATCTGAGGGGCTGCTTCCCCTGGCAGTCCCTCCCAATTTATAGGAGCCACATGAGCAAAGTCGTGAAGCTATACTCTACAGCCTCTGATCGCCTTGAAGAGTATATCCAGGCTATCCACTCTATCAAAGGCGAAGCTGTCGAGATACTTTCACTAGTCGTGCTCAAAGATGGAGCTGGCTACTCCACCATCACTACAGCTGACTCTGCTGATCTCTATGCACTAGGGGCAGCATACTTTCAGAATGCCTTCAATAGTCTAATCAGTTTCGAGGAAGTCTAATGAGCAAACCCGTAGCTCTAATTATTAAGCAGGTAGGCAATCGCTGGCAAGCACGTCTACCTGGCAATATACTCGTCAAAGAGTTTCGCTATAAGTGGGATGCTTTGAAGTTCCATATGACTGACGAAGAGAAGCAAGCCCTACTCCTTGCCAGAGATATCGTAGCTGACTCGGTTAAGGCTATGAATCCAGACATTACGGAAGCTGAAGTTGTAGCAGTATTAGCTACAGTCACTCCAGATACTCCAACAGAAATAGCTGCACCAGAAGGACTCATCGAGAAGTCTGCTGAAGCTGTAGCTGCTGCAAAACAAATTCAATTAAAACGCAAACATAAAGGGAATAAATAATGGGCCTCGGATATAGATCAACTAAAGTATCATTCGCGAAGACTGCTGTAATTGCAGATAACGGCACAGTCTCTGCTGCTATTGATTTGGAAGATGGTACGCTTTGTGGAGTGTTTATCCCTGCTGGCTTTGTTGGTACTGCTCTGACATTCCAAGCAGGTGCTACTGAGGATGGAACTTATTATGCTATTAATAATGCTGCTGGAGCTTTGAGCTATACTGTAGCTGCTTCTAAGTTTGTTGGTATTGATCCAAAGGACTTCCATGGTGTCAGGTTTGTGAAGTTTGTATCTGGCACATCTGAGTCGGGTGGTCCACTCACATTGACTGCTGCTGTAAGAATTAAAAGCTAATAGGAGATTAAATGGCTAGAAATTATCGGTCAGAATATGATAATTATTCTGGAACACCTGATCAGAGAAAGAAGAACGATGCTCGTAAAGCAGCTCGTAGGAAGATGGTAGCAGCAGGTAAAGTTAAACCTGGTCAGAAAGCTGACGTTATACATAAAAATGGTAATCCCAGAGATAACAAGATGTCTAATCTAGGTGTACAAGCTGCTTCTAAGAATAGATCTTATCCTAGAACCAAATCAGCTAAGAAGAAGAATAAGACTGACTAATGTCCACAGCACTAACCAACGCAGACACCACCCTAACCGATAAGCAGTTAGCTTTCTGTGATGCTCTCCTGGATGAAGACATCTCTGGCAACATCCGCTTAGCTAAACTTAAAGCTGGCTACAGCCCTAATACAGTTCTTCAACTCACTCCAGCTATGAAGGAGCGTATGAAGGAGAATGCTGAGACTTATCTCGCAATGAACTCATTTAAAGCCGCCTACAAGATGGTAGGTGTGCTGGATAACCCCACTGAGCTTGGTAATGATAAGTTACTAGAAGCTTCTAAACAGATTCTTGACAGAGTTGGTATCACTAAAAAGGAGATGCTAGAAGTCACGAATAACTCTCCCAACGCAATTTTAATCTTACCAGCTAAACAAAAAGAGGAATAACTAACATGACTGCTCAAACCACACTCCGCCGCCTCACCGCTAAACTTGGTCTCACTGAAGGTCAGCTTGCGTCTCTCGATGATCTCTCTACTGTAGAGCTTGGCTTTATTGATGGTATAATTGCTGGCGCGGCACAGGCTTCTAAAGCTCTGGTACTCGATAGCTCTAAAGGTATCAGCACTATCACCTCAGCTACGATCACCACACTGACCTCCACCACTGTTAACGTTTCTGGTGTTGGTACATTTGGCACTGTAGCTGCCACTGCTATTAACGTCCCAAGCATTGTTAAACAATCTGCTACTCTCAGCTTTACCTCTGGTGATACTGGTGCAACCCTTACTAACCTCACAGGCTTGGTACAGACTGTTGTCCCTGGCACATATAAATTTAAGGTATTCTTGCCTGGTGTAGCTACGGCTAACTCTGGTATGAAAGTTGGATTCAAGCTCACCACCACTGTACTTACTTCTATTGAAGCTACGGGCAAAGCTGCTACTGCTTCGGCTTTAGTAGTACAACACACGACAACTGCCACAGATCAGGCTTCTCTAGTTGCATCTACCACAGCTGCTCTGCTTGCTGAAGTGGAAGGTACGATGGTTGTAGGTACTGGCGGTACGATTCAAGTACAAGGTGCACAGAACGCTTCGCATGGCGATACCACTAGCTTCTACCTTGGTGGTTACTTTGAGCTTGTTCGCATTGCTTAATGGCTACCTACTCCAAGAATCCTGCTCATAATGGTGTGCAGATAGAACGATGGAAACGGATGATACTGGCTCTACCCACTATTCGGTGGTTAGGGTCAGTTCCCTGGGGATACAAAGAAGTAGCTCCAGGGATCATCCACCCAGTAGACGAAGAGATGGAGTACCTGGCTGAAGCTTTGGTACACTTAAAGAAGTATAGCTATGAGAAGATAGCTGAGTGGTTGTATGCCAAGACTGGCAGAAGTATAGGCTACCAAGGCTTATACGATATCGCAAAGAAGCGATCTTTAGATCCACGCATAACCCGGTTAGTAGATGGACGACTTAGACTTATCCCAATTGCAGAGCGCTTCAGACTTTACAGAGATAGCTCCCTCACAGAAGCCGAAATCAGATCATATGAGCACGAAGGACAAAGCTCGGATAGTCCTTCAACGCAACAAGACCAAGCTAAAGAAGAAGAAAGAGTCCCAGAAGAACGCTAATAAATATGCTCAACGTAAGCTAGACTTATATGAAGCAGCTGTTCTGGGAGGTAAGGGATCATTAAAGGTTTTCACTGATGAAGACTTTGAAGATGCCACTACCACAATTAAAGAAGCTGTAGAAGAAGCTGAGACTATATGGAAGCCTAATAGTCAGGTGCAGATTGACTTCCTTTCTTGCACAGAGAAAGAGGTATTGTTTGCTGGCGGAAGAGGCCCACTCGCTTATGGTGAGAAGGTATTAACTCCTTCAGGCTTTAAGAACATTGAAGATATAAAGATAGGTGACTGGATTACCTGTCCTGATAACAGCTTATCAAGAGTCATTGCTATTCCATTTGAAGGCGAAGATGATTGCTATGAGTTTATTCTTAGCTCTGGCAGAACTATCAAGTCTGGATTAAGCCACATCTGGCCAGTTAAAATAGATGATGAAAATCTAAACCTCTATGATGAGATATTAAAGTTTAATAAGAACCAACTAACTACTGACCAGATTGTGAGATTGTGGACTGATGTTGGGTTGGAATATCTAGCTCTATACGTATTAGAAGATACAGCCTTAATTGAAGATAAGCTTATAGGCATTAGAGAATTAGGCCCATTACAATGTAAATGTATTACCATAGATGATCCTAGAGGATTGTTTATCACTACAGACTTCATTGTGACGCATAATAGTGGTAAGAGCAGCTGCCTCATCGTAGACCCACTCCGCTACTGCGCTAATCCCAACTTCCGTGGCTTAGTTATCCGCAGAACCATGCCAGAGCTGCGAGAGCTTATTGCCAGAGCTAAGGAGATATACTTCAAAGCTTTCCCTGGCACTAAATGGAAAGAGCAAGATAAGTTATTTATATTCCCATCTCAAGCTCGCATAGAGTTCGGATATTGTGATACTGAAGATGACTTACTCCGATATCAAGGCCAGCAGTATCAATGGATTGGTGTTGATGAGTTAACCCAGTTCAAACAAGAGTCGATGGTGGAGAAGCTTCTAAGCTCCCTCCGCTCCACAGACCCCACATTACCTAACCACTTCAGAGCCACCACTAACCCATCTGGACCGGGCTTAGGCTGGGTCAAAAGACGCTTCGTAGATAAAGCTGACTCTGGTGAGCGCATCACTGAAACCTACACTGTCGATATTAATGGTGAATCTAAACAATTTAGCTTGACACGAAAGTGGTTTCATAGTACAATATTCGATAACAAGACTCTAGTAGACTCTAACCCAGAGTATATAGCCCAGCTTGCTTCCCTTGAAGATAACCTAAAGAAGCAATGGCTATATGGACAATGGGACTCCGTTGATGGCTTAGCTTTCAATGATTTTGTCAATCAACGCAAGAAGATTGTAGTAGAGCCATTCGATATCCCAGCATCCTGGGAGAAGATCAGAGGAGCAGATTGGGGATATGCCTCACCTGCTGTATGTCTCTGGTTAGCTTTTGACCCTGAAGGCACTGTATATGTGTACCGGGAACTAGCTGTAAATGATAAAAAAGACCCCAACAAATGTGATGCTGCTGAGTTTGGTACTCGCGTACTGGATGCAGAAGCTAAAGAATATGTCCGATATGGCGTATTAGATGGCTCAGCTTGGGCAAGACGAGGGGAATCTGCCCCTTCTGCTGCTGATACCATGATTTATCAAGGCTGCTCTTGGATACCTGCTGACAGATCCCCACACTCCAGAGTACAGCAGAAGCTTCTCATACATTCTTATCTGAAGTGTGCTGAAGGTAGCCAGCCTAAACTTAAAATATTCAACACCTGTAAAAGCCTCATTAACTGCTTCAATACTCTTGAGTTAGATAAGCACAATAATGAGGATATCAACACAGATATGGATGACCACGCTTATGATGCTCTGCGATATGGCCTAGCTTCTAAGCCACACAGTTACCACCCCACAACACCATTCAGGAGCTTTATATCCAACTCCCCAGTGGCTCCCATCAACTCAGTATTCGGATATTAGGAGATTAATATTATGGCCGACTTCCTTCCATTCAAAAAAGGTTCCCTCACTGCAACTGAAGTTAGCGCAAGCTATCCTTCCACTCCAGCTAAATCCATGAAGTCCAATCCTTCTCTCCCAGGTGGAGCAGATCAGGGTAATGGTATTGAATCCATGCCTTCCAAAGGCGGCAAGAAGAATGCTGCTCTGAACTTCAGTGCTGACGTTAAAGTTATTGGCTAATGACAATTTCTGTATCCTCATCGTTACTCGGTGAGATCAAACCAGAGAGCCTACTAAACGAGATTATTGAGAAGCAGACTGAAGATCTGCTGGACCAAGACTCATCTAAAGAAGTAACTCCTGCTGATCCTCTTGCTGGGCTTGGTGCTTTTGTACAAGAAGTATATCGCACTAACAAGACGCATCGGAATACTCAGGAGTCTAACTGGCTTACATCTTGGCATCAGTATCGTGGAGAACACTCTGCTGAAGAGATGGAGCGTATCCAGCTTGCCAAGGATCGGAATAAGTTTGCCTCTGCTCCATTTATTAAGCTCACTAAGACTAAGGTATTAGCAGCTTATGGTCAGATCATGGAAGTACTCACTGGGGATAACAAGTTCCCATTAGAGGTTACTGCCACTCCTAAGCCTGAAGGTATCGCTGATTCTGTCACTATTGATCTGAGCCAGAAGCCACAAGAAGATCAAACTCCAGACATGACTGGTGTGGATATCTATGGTTATGAAGGCGATGGTAATACACTAGAGCCTGGTGCTACATCTGAGAGTCTCATCAGAGGCACTTATAGCAAGCTTAAAGACTTCCTCAAGGGTAAGAAGCCTACTGAAGGAACTGCTCTTGATCGCACCAAGCAGATTGAGCTACACCCAGCAGATGAAGCTGCTAATAATCTCGATAAGACTATCCAAGATCAGCTGGAAGAATCCAATGCTGAGGTAGAGCTTCGTAAAGCTGCCTTTGAATCGTGCCTATATGGTACTGGAGTTGTGAAAGCTCCATTCACTGAAACCGTGGAGATGCCTAACTGGGTGAAAGACCCTGCAACTGGTTTCAACGTATACAGCCCTAAGACCAAGCTCGTTCCTAAGATGAAGCAAGTAGCTATCTGGGATTGCTATCCTGAAGCTGGTGCTCGTTGTAAAGAAGACATGGGTAACATGATTGAGCGGCATCTCCTGAATGCTAATCAGATTAAGAAGATGGCTCGTGGCTCTAAGCTGTTTGATAAAGACGCTGTAGCTAGAGCACTGAAGCGTGGCCCTGGCTATCAGAAAGAAGGCTGGGAGCAAGAGATTGTTGACCAGACCCACGACTTAAATGAATCCCGCTATGAGGTCTTAGAATACTGGGGCTTCATTGATATTGAGATGGCTGTCATGTACGGCCTCGTGGATGAATACGAAGATGAATATGCTCTGGATTCAGTCCTAGCTAACATCTGGGTAATCAACTCTGAAGTTATCAGAGCTACTCTCTCCCCATTTGATTCCAAAGAGATCCCATACTTCTTTGTTCCATACGAGGAGCATCCTTATCAGATTTGGGGTGTTGGTGTTGCAGAGAACATGCGTGATGCACAGATTCTCATTAACGGACATACCAGACTCTCCATTGATAACTTAGCATTAGCTGGCTCCTGTGTGTTTGAATACAGTGAAGCATCGCTAACTCCTGGCCAAGATATGTCCTTGTATCCAGGCAAAGCCTTCAAGAAACAAGGAGGAGCACCTGGCCAAAGTATATTTGCTATCAAATTCAATAATACAGCCCCTGAGCACTATGCAGCAATTGATAGGGCGAAACAATATGCAGATGATACAACTCTCCCTTCTTACACACATGGAGGCGGTGGAGGCATCCCAGGCTCAACTAGAACTTCCTCTGGCATAAGCATGATGATGGGAGCTGCTGCTCTCGGTATCAAGACTGTCGTTAAGAACTTCGATCATTATCTCCTCACTCCAGTAGGCCAAGCATTCTTCCACTGGAACATGCAGTTCAATACTGATGTGGAGATTAAAGGGGATCTGTCTGTGGTAGCTAAGGGTACATCCCAGCTGCTGAAACGTGAAGTGAAGTCTCAGAGACTGCTCTCACTCTTCCAGGTAGGAGCTAACCCACAGATAGCTCCAATGATTAACTGGGAATACAACCTAAAAGAATTCGTCAAATCACTGGATATGGATGCTGATAAAGCAATCAACAGTCCTACAGCAGCATTAATATATGCAGATATAATGAGAGGCATGAATGTATCAGAACCGGGAAGTAATGGTGGAAATCAGGGCAGCTCTCCTCAAGGAGCAGGTGGCCCTCAATCTGCTGTGGGACCAGTTAGACCTCCAGATTCTTCAGGAACTGAGGGAGGCACAATCGCCCCAGGCACTCCAACAGGGCCAGGGGAAGCTGGTTTTAGTGGACCACCTCAGAACCCTCAGAGCTAGATTAGAGGATAATTTAAGGTAATGGCAGCATCCACAAACATGGCTGGGACTTCTTCTGCAATGCCGTTACAGACGCAGTATGTTCCTATCACTATTGCTCAGAATCCACAGCCACAAGTCTACACTCCATCCATGTTGGCTAATAATGGTGGCTATGTCACACAACCTCAGCAGAGCACTAGAATCAGTCCTATTCAGTTAGCTTCAGGTGTTACTAAGATAGCTAATCCGACTATCTGGAATGGGGGCTCAGTCATGGGTGGATTCAATCAGATTAACCAACTTGGTGCTAAATACATTGGTACAGAACTTCCCGGTGTGTCTGGTACAGGACTGCTTGGAGGCACTTCTGCTACCGGAGCTTTAGCTGGAGCAGGTATTGGTGGCCTAGTTGGTACATTCAATCCGTTAGTAAAGAATAAAACTGGAGGACAAGTTGGTGGAGCTGTTGGTGGTGCTATTGGTATGTCTGTTGGCGGTCCCATTGGGTCTGCTGTTGGCGGTTTTATTGGCTCAACACTGGGAGGCTTGGTAGGCGGTGGTAAGCCTCATCCAGGAGCAAGCTATGAAGCTATCCTAGATGATAAGTATGATTACACACAGCCTTCCACTCTAGCTAAACATATGGGTACTGAAGGTGTAACACAGATTTCCCAAGAGATGTCCCCATATCTAAAGAATCTACAATATATGGGAATTAAGATACCTGCTGAGACTAGCGTAGGAACTTACATTGAATCTAGCGGGAATGGTGTGCTGTTCTATCGTAATAAAGATGAACGAAATGCAGACACAAAAACTAATAAGATCACCTATGACCCTAATAACAACGCAGATAGGGCTAGAGCATACAATGAGCTTTCTATGCAGTTAGCTAAGCAAGGTGGCGCAACTCCAGAGCAACTCCAATCCCTACAGAGCTACATCCCAGAAGGAACTCAAGCTTCACAAGGTATCGGTGTAGCAGCTCCTAATGTAGCTGTCAAAGACTTAAACACGAAGATGCCTAATAATGATTGGGCTGGATTCATGAAATCATATAACGCAAGGAACGCTTAAATGGGTGCATTTTTAGACGCATTACAATCCACTGGTGAATCAGCTGCTGCTCCAGAAGGTCAAGCTGCTCCACAAGAGCAATCGGCTGGCGTAGGCTCTCAGATTGAGCAGCATCTCAATGCTCTCCCAGATGAGCAGAAAGCTTATCTAGCTCAATACATGACTCCTGAGCTGGTAACAATTATGGGTATTCTACTCGGTGAGGAAGCTGCACAGTTCTTCTCCCAGTATGCAGACCCTTCAAAGACTCTCACGGTAGCTCCTGCACAGGGAAATGCTGGTGAGATGGGTGGTGGCTCACAAGCTGCTGCTCCTTCACAGCCTAGTATTGGTATTGCTCCGGCATCACCAGCACAAGGCCAACCTGCTGGCCCTATGATGGGACCAGTTCAACAATAATTGCAAGGCCACCCTTAATCGGACCCTTAACTCACGGACACTTGCAGTTGCAAACCCAAGGATATTAACATGATTAATACTAATAATCTATTCGAGCAAATAGATGCTTCTAAAACACAATTCTATGTCTCTGAACAACAAGATCAGAAGACTGGAGTAAGTTCACTAGAAGTGATTGATGCTGAGGATGCGGCCACTCCTTCAGAGGAATCTTCGGATACTCCTCCACAGGACTCTCTCCCTGATAGCTCCTTATCCCCAGACGAATTGAGAAAAGAACTAGATATTGCTAACAAGCGTTATCGTGATCTTCAATCCTTCAAAGATAAGCAAATTAAAGACTTGAAAGACAAGCTTAAAGACAGTGCTAAGACTGATGTTAAACTTCCTAAGACTGAAGCTGAAATTGAGGAGTTTAAAAAGAGTAATGAAGAAGCATGGGGATACATTGAATCCATTGTGCAACTGAAGCTCTTAGAGAACAACAAACAATTAGAAGAACAGTTCACGGAGTTGAAGCAGAGTCAAGAAGCTCTAGCTAAACAAAAAGCTGCTGCTGAGTTTAATAAGTATCATCCAGATATTGACTTGGATGCTCTGCCCTCGGACCCTAAGTTTATTAAATGGTTCCAAGATCAGACTCCAGATATTCAGGAACTGATACAGAAATCAAACAATCCAGTAACCTTTGCACGACTCATTACCATCTACAAACAAGATGTAGGTATCGTTACCAAAGATAAAAAAGCTGACAAGCTAGATGCTACTAAGACTATCAAAGTCACTAGCAAAGTAACTCCAGCCAGCGATGGCAAGAAAACATGGAGTTGGGCTGAAATTAAGTCCATGTCTCAGAGTCAATACGAGAAACATGAAGCGGAGATTGATGAAGCTGTTTCTAAAGGCTTAGTCACTCCATAACCCACAACAATAAAGGACTAACAATATGGCTTATCAAGCTGCTGCTGGCTACGCCCAGCTTCCTAATGGTGTTTATGCACCAGATATCTTCTCTAAGAAGATTATCAAAGCATTCCGTCAGAAATCTGTAGCTGACGAAATCACCAACAACGAGTTTGAAGGTGAAATCTCTTCGATGGGCGCTTCTGTGAAGATCATCAAAGAACCTCAAATCACGGTGTCTGCTTATGCTCGCGGTCAAGTCGCTGGCCCGGCTCAAGACATCATTGATGAAGATGTCTCTCTGACGATTGACCAAGGTCTCCAGTACAAGTTCCAGCTGCAAGACATTGAGCAAAAGCAATCGCACATTGATTATGCTTCGATGTGTGCTGACCAAGCTGGCTTCCAGCTGAAGAATGGCTATGACACCAACATTCTGGCGTACATGCTTGCACAAGCAACTGCTGGTACTAACCTGGGTGTTTCGGGTACTCCGATCACTGTAGGCTATGGCTCTGGTGAGAAAAGCCCTCTGGATGTCATCAATCGTATGGCTCGTCTGTTGGATGACAACAACGTTCCTGATGATGGTGGTCGCTTCTTCCTCGCTGCTCCTGCTTTCTATGAAGCCCTGGGCAAAGAAGACAGCAAAGCTATTGACATCATGGTCACTGGCGATCCGCAGTCCCTCATCCGTAACCGTAAGCTTGGCTCGCGTCCATACTTCGGTATGACGATGTTCAAGTCGAACAACACCCCACTGACTGCTAACAGCGAATACTCTGTTATTGCTGGTCATAAAGGTGCGGTTGCTACGGCGAAACAGCTTGTTGTTGTGGAAAACTTCCGCAGCCAAGATGACTTCGGTGAAGTGTTCCGTGGCTTGATGGTGTTTGGTCGTAAGGCTGTCCGTACAGAAGCCCTCTTCAAAGGTGCTTTCTCCCTCGGCTCCCTGTAATCTAATTAAGTAAAGGACTAATATTATGACTAACGTAACGACTCTTAAGGCTGGTGGAGCACTCGGTGCTTCTATTGGCAAAAGCGTGGTAAAAGTAATTGAGCACGAGATTGACATCGCTGATGTTGTCACTGCTGGTCTCACGACTGGTGGTGTAGTGACGATTGCTACTATCCCTGCTAACACTTACTTTGAGCTGCTTCAGGCAGAAGTAGTGACTGCTATCGTTCTTGGTGGCTCTGCTGATTTCAAAATGGGTGATACCGATGATGATGATCAGTTTGTAACTACGACTGCTACCTTGACTGCTGGTCTGGAGCTGACTTTAGCAACGCCTACTGGTTCGCTTGGCCCAGTATATAACGCTACCAAAGACATCACCATGACGCTGACTGGTGATAACATCACTGCTGGTACTGCAACGGGTAAAATCCGCTTTGTTTGGCTTGCAGCTGATAAGGCTCGTGTTGCTCCAACGACTTTTGTTGGTAACGTAGACTAATGAGAGTGCTGAGTTTTTCAGCATTTTAGTTCAAACTATTAGTTTGGACGCTCTGGGGAGAGGAGAAATCTTCTCCCCTACTACCACAGGGATATAAATGGCATATAATTACTTAGGCTTAGTTAATCGCGTATGTAAGGCAATGAATGAGGTTGAACTCACTTCATCCAATTTTGCGTCTGTGATTGGCTTCCATGCTGATGTGAAAGACTCTATTAACCAAGCCATCCTAGACATCTATCGTGAAGAAGATTATGAGTGGCCCTTTGCTTGGGCCTCCACCACATTCGTTACCACTATTGGTACGATGGAATACAATAAGCCCTCCACGCTGCATAAGCTGGACTGGGATTCATTTGCTATACGC